TATATTAACACTTAATCAAGGAGCAACTCAAGATAATAGTTTTTTAAATGGAACTGATATTGACAGTTCATTAGGACAAACAATATGGTCTTATAAAGGAGTGCTATCAAATGCAACAAATTGGGCAGTAATGCCTACACAACCTCAAACAATAAGTTATACTAGCTAATAAAATATTAAATATTATTTGTATATTTGACTGATTATTACTATATTGGTATACAACTTAAACAAATCAACATGTCAATAGGCAACACAAAAGATAATGGTAATAAAGGTAATAACTTTCCCTACCAACTAAAGAACCTACAACTGTTAGGTCAAATTGCTGCTAGTACAGCAGTACCTTGTTGTCCTACAGCAGCTACTGAAGCTACTTTACTACAAGTATTAAATTCTTTACAACAAGGACAAGCTTTTCAACAAGCTTTAGTAACTGATACAGGTGGTTTAAGTTGTCCTGATTGTCCTACCTATCTTGAAGTAAGAATATGGAATGGTGTATCTTTTGATGCTCCAATCTATTATGATGCTGCAGGTAATGTTGTAATTCCTGTTGGACCTGTTGTATATATCAATCCTCAGTATGTTTTAGAAAATATACTTATACAGGAGACAAGTATTAATGCTGCTTTAAATGCAACAAGAACTCCTAATATATTAAGAACTATAAGTGGAGGTTCTATTGCTCCAGCTGTGTATAGTATTTCTTTTTACAACGCAGGAACAACTAATGGTGATGTAAATGGAGCAACTCTTGCAGCAGGAGAAACTATTAATTTTGATGCTGGTGGAAATGGTAATATGTTTTCAGCATCAAGCTTTACATATACAGCTAGTGCAACAGCGGAATTATTAATCATCTATGTTTCATAGACTATGACATCATGGATAAATAATAAGAAGATTCTTTCAAAGAAGATCTCCGGTATTCTGGTATCTTCTTCTACACCTGTTTGTCTTTTTACCAATCCTGATGCTCAAACTTATTGGAATGCTCTTACAGTTGCTAACGGGGGTATAGAAGTTAACGGTTCTATTTATGGCATTACTACTTGTAGCTTAAAAATTGCTATAGATGATTGGTTTAATAACATTCAAGCCCTAGGTATATATGGAACTTTTAAAGCTGTATACCCATATATTGGAGCTAATTCTGCAACTCATGCAGTTAACGCAGTTAATCCAGGAACATTTGATTTAACATTCTTTGGTGGACCCATTTCTAACTCTACAGGAACTGTCTTCAATGGCATAAACCAGTATGCAAATACAGGTCTTGTGCCAACTATTGATTTAACATTATATGATGAACAGATAACTTCTTATACAATTTCTCAAACAATACCGAGTTTTGGTTCTTCTATCTTTATGGGAGCTAGAACTAGTTTAAGTGTTGGGAATAATAGAATAGAATTATCATTAGCCAGTACAGGAACTCTAAGGGGAACTATGTACAACACATCTTCCTTTTCTTGCCAAGCGCCATCTAATATTAACTATACAGCAGCTGCTCCAAGTGAATTTTATATGCTATCTCGTGATACAAATTCTTCTATGAATTTATGGAAATCAGGTGTTTCCGTAGGATCTACTCTTGGATTATGTTGTGGTGTTCACCCTGCTTTCAGTATATATATTGGAGCAATGAATACTGCAGGAGTTCCTCAAAATTTTAGTAATGGTGCAACAGGTTTTAATGCTATCGGATCATCTATAAATGGTGGTAATGCAGCAAACTATACAACAATAACAAAAACACTAATGGCAACATTAGGAAGATAACATAACACTAAAAAATAAACAACATGGCACTACCAGAATACAAAATGATGAGAAACTTCCAATGGCAGAATCTTAGTCAACCAATTGTTAAAAAATATGTAGCTGATCTATATCAGACAGGTACAGATGCACCAGTAGCAACAGTACTTGCTAATAATACAGATGTAGCTTTTACATATGAGTATATTAGTCCAGGTGTATATGCGGTACTTGCAAATAAGAATTTATTTACTAATTTTACTGGTCAGAGAGTACAAGCTACTATTACCAATGCTACCTTTATTTATGATGTGACAGGACCATCTGGTCAAAGTGTTACTATATTCCCAGTATTTGATTATGTAATGATTATTCTTACAACGGATCTTACTCTTGAAGTAGATAATATTCTAGGAAATAACACTCAGAATGCAATAGAAATAACAATATACCCATAATCTAAAAACATAAAACAATGGAAGATACAGCATTATTAAATGCACTTGTAGCTAAGCTGGGTGCAGAAGCAGGTCAAAAAGCATATGATAAAATCATGGCTATAAAAGGTACAACAGTTAAAACTAAATAGCTATGAATGCATCAAATGACAAACTAGTAGGTACAATTGGAGGAAGCGTATTAGCTTTTATGTCAATACCTTTTACATCGATTTTAACAACTATGGTTTTAGCAATAGTAGGATCAACAGTATCATACTTTACTAGTATGTTATTAAAATACCTAGTACATCGTTATAAAGAAAGAAAGGCAACTAAGAGATGAAAAAGAAAACCGAAACTGTTTCCGTTCTAAAGAAAGCTAAGAGAAAAGGTGTTTCTAAAAAGCACCCTAACAAAAAGGAAAGTACTAAACCTTATAGAGCACAAGGTAGATAATGGATAAAGTTACAATTGATAGGATACAACTCCTTCACCCTAAATTGAGGGATGAAGCTACAGATATTTATCATGAGATCTGTGATGCATTAAAAGGAAAAGCAATATGTCGGTTTACTTCTACTCTTAGAACATTTGCAGAGCAGGATGCGTTGTACTATGCAAAGCCACAAGTGACAAAAGCTAAGGGAGGTCAATCATATCACAACTATGGTCTTGCTATAGATATTGTACTGGTGGTAGATAAAGATGGAAACGGAACTTTTGAGTCAGCATCTTGGGATGTTAAGACAGACTTTGATGGCGATCAGCAATCAGACTGGATGGAAGTTGTTGCTATCTTTAAAAGATACGGTTGGGAGTGGGGTGGTGATTGGAAATTCTATGATGCTCCTCACTTTCAAAAAACACTAGGTCATTCTATAGTAGAGTTACAAAAGATGCATAATACTCAGACAGTTAGAAAAAACATTGGTTACTTAAACTTATAGTCACATGAAAAAAATACAAAAGTTATATTTTAGTCCAACCCCAAAAAAATGGAGAAAGCTTGGAGATTCCTTATTAGCAGCAGCCACTGTTGTAGCCGTGGGAGGCATTTGGCAGTTTGATACTCTTAAAGATATTTTTACTGTACCTCAAATCAGGTCGATGGTTGGTGGATCCATTGTCATTGGAGTAGTAGGGAAGTTCCTTACAAATTTCTTCAAAGATGATTCTACATCGCCTGCACCTTAATAATCACTTCTCTAAGTAAATGCACTCTTCAATAGGGTGCATTTTTTTTTGTTTAAATCTTGTGGGTTTAAACTTATTGTCTTACATTTGTCAGAGTTAAACCATAAATCTATAAAAATGTCAGAATCACAAACCAACCAAAGACAAGCAGAGCCTACTGAAGAAGAAATAAAAGCATACCGTGCGAGTATGAAAAAATTCTACGAAGAGCAAATACCATTGCTAAAAAAGCAACAAGAATATGAGAGTCTATTAGCTGATATCGAAGAAGCAAAAGCAAAGAGAGTATCTTTTACTTTGCGTATAGCTCAAATGTTAACCCCAGCTGAAGCACCTCCTGAAGGAGAAATGCCAGAAACAGAAGACAGACCGGAACAAGAAGAACCAAGACCAGAACGTAAACTTAGAAAAGATTAATCATGAAGGTAAACTTAGTAAACAAAAAGGCTAAGCTTAATCTACAAGATACAATCAAGTTTCAACTCGTTACGCATTGTTATCTTAATAAGATAGTTATGAGTGATTCTCAGTTAGATTGTCTTACTCTTTTAGGAATAAAAGGTGAGTACGATCTAACTGAATTTTGTAGTATAGCTTCTTCTCAAGGGATCTTTAAAACAACTCAATCTGTACGTAACTGTTTAGTTAAGATGGAGAAGGAAGGTTTTATAACAAAGGACGGAAAGAACAAAAAAAAGATAATCATCAATCCTGAGTTGAAAGTACAAACTCACGGTAACATATTGTTGGACTTTAAATTTGCTCATATTGAATCCGAAGAAAGCTAAGACGTTCATACTTCCTACAGCGAAGAAACTAAACGTTGATTCAGAACTAGTAGAACATCTTATGGATTACTACTGGAAAGAAGTACGTAAAGCATTAAGCGAACTAAAAGCTCCAAGAGTAACTATAGCTAACTTTGGTAGCTTTAGGATCAAGTCCTGGAAACTGGATGAACAAAGATTAAAGTACCAATATTACCTTAATAAAACTGTCGATGACATGACCTTTGCCACTCATAAAATAAAGAGTGATATAGCACAGCGAGTTACTGAAATCGACGCTTTAAAAGTAATAGTGCTTGACGATGCAGAAAGAAAACAACAAGTAAAAGATAAACGCAATGGTAAAGTGGATAACAACAGTTTGGAAAAATAAATGGCACATCTTAAATGGTGTGTGGAATAACACATTCAAGAAAAGATACGTTGAACGTATATCAGCAGATCGTTTGGCTATTTGTGCATTTTGTCCTGAGATTGATCTTGAGGGTAAAAAATGTATGATGCCTGGAACAAACCCCTGTTGTGGTAAATGCGGATGTTCTCTAGCCCTTAAGACAAGGGACTTAACAAGTTCTTGTGGAGATTTGGATACCCCAAGATGGCATGCTGTTGAAACAGAAAAAATATCTTAAGAATAATAACGCTTTCAAACCTCAACTCAAATGTTAACCTTTCAAGCAGAAAATCATAAGTATACAAGTATTGATCCCAATGAGCAAATCGAATGGACCAGTGTAACAAGTTTTGTGGGATTGTTTAAACAGAAATTTGATTCTCTTCCTCAAGCTGTCAAATCAGCAAAGAATAAAAGATCCAAATGGTATGGAATGACTGTTGAGGATATCTTAGAAGCATGGAGCTCTGAAGGTAAACGCGCAACTGATTTAGGAACCTGGTATCACAACCAACGTGAAAGAGATCTAACAGATCATGTTACAATCGAAAGATCAGGTATCGAAGTTCCAATTATCAAACCCCTATATGATGGCTTAGTAAAACTTGCGCCGGATCAGAAACTTGTTGACGGTGTATATCCTGAACATTTTGTATTTCTTAAATCGGCAGGTATATGTGGCCAATCAGATAGAGTCGAGATTGTAAAACAACACGTAGATATCATTGACTACAAAACAAACAAAGAGATCAAAAAAGAGAGCTATAAAAACTTTGAGGGACTATCGCAGAAAATGCTAGGCCCTCTTTCTCATTTAGATGATTGCAACTATAATCATTATGCTCTTCAGCTTAGTATTTACATGTACATCATACTAAGACATAATCCAACATTTAAACCAGGAGAACTATCTCTACAGCACGTAGTGTTTGAAGAAGAAGGAAAAGATAAATTTGGATATCCTATAGCCAAAAGAAACCAAGACGGTGAACCAATCGTACAAGACGTCGTAACATATATGCTTCCATATATGAAGAACGAAGTAATAGCAATGATTAACTGGTTACATGATAACCGCGATAAAACAAATAAAACAAAATGATACCAGAAATATTTGATGTAGAAGATAATCACGTAGTGATAACACCCAATTGCTTATTGATCCCCGAGCTAAAAGCTATAGTAGATAAGTATAAGGATCCCATACCGGCATTAAGCTTTTTACATTATCTATATTGTCCTAAAGGCCCGTATTGTAATGTTCCGGAAGAAGATAAAGAAGAGATACTACTTCAGGATTATCCAGGCGAGTATACTCTTGAAGATCCAGAAATGCTTGCGGCTATGGAAAAATTAGCTAGCTTTACAATGTCTCCGACTTATCGTTATTACCTCGATAACAAGTTCCTATTAGAAAAGCTTGGTAAATTCGCAAGAGAGCAACCAGTAACTGCAGGAAGAGATGGTAACTTTGCAGGGATGCAATCCCAAATCAAGAGTGTAGGCAAAACAGCTCAAGAGTTTAAACAACTAGAAAAGATGGTCCGTGAAGAATTAGATGAGAACAAGACAAGAGTTAGAGGAGATAAACGTAAAGCATATGACCAATAATGGATGAACCGTTTATAATTGTTCCAACCTGGAAAGCAGACGAATGGACAACAACTAAGTTTCAAACACGTGAAGATTTCATTGCCTTTGTACTACCGCTGTTTAAAGAACCCGGTAAGTATGAGTTTGATGAAACCACGAATGCCTTTAAAATACAAGCTCAAAAGTATGATGAAAAAGGATACTTCTGCGCATTCAAAGAAGGATCCCGAGATCATAGAAACTATTGGGATGATCAAAAAAACAAATGTAGAAACGGTGCTATTTATCACGGTGAAAAAAATACTTGGTATCTCCCGCGCGAGTATTACATGTGGCTAAACTTTCTTCCAATCTATCATAAGATGAAGAAGAAGTTTACTTTCCCTTTAATCTGGGATACACAATATCATATGTCCTTATATGAGCTTCTTGCAGAATTGCATTACAAGCACGTAGCCATCCTAAAGAAACGACAGATAGCTTCTTCCTATTATCACTGCGCTAAGATGATAAACTTGGTATGGTTTGAAGAGGGTCCTGTTTGTAAAATGGGTTCTTCTTTAAAAGATAAGATCAATGAGAAGGGCTCTTGGAAATTCCTGAGTGAATACAAATCTTTCCTTGACAGCAAGACAGCTTGGTATCGTCCGATGAATCCAGGTAAAGTAATGATGTGGCAACAACAGATCGAAGAAGATGTTAACGGTCGTCCGGAACAGATAGGTCTGAAAGGTACTATACAGGGAGTTACTCTAGAACAAGATCCTACGAACGGTGTCGGTGGTGACTGTAGACTCTTCTTTTATGAGGAGGCTGGAATTGCTCCTACCATGCAGGAAACAAAAGAATACATGCTTGCCGCTTTATCTATGGGTGAAGTAGTAACTGGTATGTTTATCGGAGCTGGTTCTGTTGGTGCACTTGATCAGTGTAAACCATTGGAGAATATGATTAAGTATCCCGAGGTAAATGATATCTATGCGGTAGAGACAAACTTGATTGATGAAAAAGGGACCATTGGAATGGCGGGATTATTTATTCCTGAGCAATGGTCTATGCCTCCATATATTGATGAGTTTGGTAACTCATTGGTAGAAGAAGCTTTAGCATCTCTTAATGAGTCACGTATTCAGATGAAGAAGGATCTTACACCAGAGCTTTACCAGTTGAGGATCTCACAAAGACCTCGTAATATTGCTGAAGCGTTTGCCAATAGAACAGTGTCTTTATTTCCACAGCATCTTATTGCTGCTCAAACAAGAAGGATAACTGAGAAAGAATATTCATACGAGTTTATAGAATTATTCAGAGATGCCAACGGTCTTATAGAGGCCAAGCCAACTAACAAGATGCCAATCTCAGAATTTCCTATTACTAAAAAAACAGAAGATAAAACAGGAGCAATCGTTGTCTGGGA